TTATGGGTTTACTGACATGAAATCCACAAGGATTTGAGGCATCTCGGGTGGCAGCATTATTATTTTATCTTCATCTTCTAAACCTATTTTGTTCCACTCAGGACAATAAAGAGTATTTTCTATAAGGTTATAAATACTTGTATAAATTATGTTGTTTTCTTCCTCTTTGGCTGATTTTATATAAGATAACAACGTTAAAAAGAAATTGGTTATGTTGACTCCGTTTTTTGTATTTTTCCCGTAATAAGAAGAAACAGTCTTATATCTACTCAAAATTGCTGTTTGAAGCCTATTCTTTTGATTTTTGCTCAAAGTCAAACCTTTGTTGAGTACAAAAGCAGTAGCTTCACCAAACATAGCTTTAAATTCTTTACATATCTTTTCATCATTGTTAATGGGCAAGTAGTCTGACACATCCATGGATTTGAGCATGCTAAGTCTTGACTGGATAAGTGTAGGCATGTCAACTTTAGATGATAAATCTTTCATTAGATTTTTTTCTTTAATAGTATGTAAAACTTCATCTAAATTCAAAGTAAATTTCGCCTGACTTGCACAATATTTTTTTATGGCATCAGGTTTATCTCTGTATTTTTTGAACCTGTCTAAATCAACTTCAGGGCAATCCTTTCTGAAATCTTCCTCAAGCTCTACTTTACCGTCTATAATTTCCAACAGCCTGTCTCTTCTGGTTAAAAAAACCTTCTCTTCTTCTACAGGGGCTTCCTCAACTTTTGCAGACATGATCAATCTTGTATTATCAACAGATTCAAGAAATGGATCTATGCTATCCTCTTTCTCCTTATCATACCACACATCTTTGTATTCAAACCACCTTCTTTCTGAATAAGTTTTGTCAATATCCAATGCAGCTTTTGTCAACATAAAAAAACCCGCTGATTTAAGACTTATATTGTTTGGCATATTATAAGTACCTATATAAGTGTAGTTGAAAGGACTTGTGTGATTTTTGTATATTTGAAATTTTTCTGTTGGATAAATGTCAAAATCAGATGGGAAAGAATCACAGTGGACTATAAAACTGGGTGACTGGAAAACAAGTGCATCAACAGACCAACCACCAATTATATGGAAAGCATCTATATCATATGTATGTTTATAAAACTCCTTCCCTTTGTACTTTGCTTTTAAGACAGCTGGATTCTTTATCTTTGCTTTGCCGAAAGAGTGTTTATACTGTTTTAAGCCAAGATCTTTCATATAATCAATAAATAAACTTCTCTCCTCGTGATTAAAGGTTCTGTCATAGTAAATGGTTTCTATATCATCCCATAGGTCATCCTCTTCTTTTTTAACATCAGGGAGGTGTCTTGTATCAGGGAAATAATTCAGAATCCAAAATGGTAGATATCCATTCATGTAATCAACATTCTTGTTTTTAAAGTTTATGATATGAATACCCTTGTTGTCAGAAAACTTTATAAAATCAGATTTATAATAAAGAAAGGATGATCTATCCTGATATTTTTTTCCTGGTCTTGCTGGTTTTTCAAAGGTTGCTCCTACCTTTAAAGATGCAGCTTTCCTTTCTATGTTTCTCAATTCAAAAGCATTTACAAATTTTGCAGGGTAAGCATCAGAACTCAGCATCGCTTCAAAAAATCTTGACCACTGCAAAGGTTCTGACCTTTTGAAAGGCACTAACCTCAACAACTCATATTCTAACTTTTTGTTGCAAAACAATTCAAAACAAGTGTCATTGAAAAATATAGCTTCAAACAAAACATCAAAATATTTCCTTACAGAAGAAACATGCTCAGACTTTAACCTCATAGAAACAATGAAAAAATGGTACATTTGACAGATACATTTTTTTGACAAGTTTATGTCAGTGATACCCATTTCAGAGCATACATATTTTAAACCGTTTTGTGCACATAATAAAATGATTTCTATTATGTCATCAGCAGCATTATCACACCCAGTAGGATAAACATGTCTTAGGGTTAAAGGACTTTTCAAAAACTTGTCTATAAATTCTTCAGTTTCTGTTAGAGCAAACCCAGTTGTTATTAAAGATGAATACTTTACTAAAAGAGGGTTCACTTCGTCTGAATCCACTGCTCTCTTAAAGTCATAAAAGAAATCACCTAATAACACAATACTTTGTTTCTTCTCATACTCTTTTATCATCACCTCGAATGCATCATCTGGGAGTAAAGATGGGTTTATTCTTGTGTTATATAAATCTTCAAAGGTGAGCTTGATTATAGGATTGTAATCAATCTTGTTATTGACACAATATTTCATCACATTTACATTCATGTTGAAATCTTCTACTTTGAAAGTCAGAGCTTTATACAATTCTGTAGTGTTGTAATTAATCAGGTAATCTATAGTTAGGTGAACATCAGAGAATCTATCTATAGAGAAAAATATTAAGTTTTTTAATTCCTTGTCTTCAGTATAGAAATAGTCACTTACATCTTTTATTGAATAAGGGATTTCTGTGAGTACATGTTTGACATTATAAGGGGTATCCTTTATACGAAACTTGCCGTTGCCCAAGTTGCTGTAATCCTTCTTGAATAGCTTTGTATGCAGATCAGCATAAGCTTCTACAACTCCACAGCAATTTCTGTCACTGTCCCTTTCTCTACATATTGAAAATCTCCCAGAGGTGAAACCCAAAACCAAATCATCACTGTCTAAAGAAAAACTATGGGAAATATTCACAGACCAAGTGAAAAATAAATGTTGGAGCATTATAAGATCTTCACTTCCTACACTTTTGATGGAGCCAAAATACTCTATCTTTGTCAATGTGTTTTTTTCTAAATGAACATACAACACACAGTTTCTCAACTTTATTAGACATAACCCATTACCCACGTAATAGTTTCCTACCCTTACTTGAGCTTTCAACCATATCATTATCCAGTTTATTTTCTCAAGGCTGTAATTTTTTGCCAATCTGTCAAAATGTATAAGAGTGTTTTTCACAAAAGAAGGGAGTTTAGGTATGGACAGAATATCTGTAATATGATACTTATTATTTTCAAAATTAACATACAAATTTGTATAATCATGTTTCATGTCATAGGCAATAACATGAGCAGCCCTGGCTATTTTTAGTAATGTTACTTGTCTGTCCGTCAACAAACCTTGAAATCCAGTTAATGCCTTTCTTGGTTTCATGTTTACAAACAACCTCACAAATCTCTCTTTGTAAACACTGTTTGTTTCAATGTATTCTATCAGGTCATAGTAATCTCTTATTTCTCTATTGTTGGATTCAACATACCCATACCCAGTTAGATCCACCTTTTCTCTTTTTTGAAGACTTCTCAAACAATATGAAAATTTGTTGAAATCATCTCCTGGAAGATTGAAATTTTCACATACTGTTTTCTTCATTTCAGTCAAGTCTCTTCTGGGCATAAGAAGGTAATAATCTTTTTGGTCTGAATAATATATTGTTTCTATTGGGTTCTTCAAATCAAGAGTGTTATCTGTTAATGATATATTGAAGTGTATTGGTTTGCAAGTTTTGTAATATGCTTCTGTTGAGACTCTGGAAGTTACAGTGAAACTCAAGTAATCATAAAACTGTAGTACATCACCCAACATGTTTTCATAATGATCTTTGAGGTTGTCTACTCTTTTCTCTTGTTTAAATAGCTGTATGACAGCATTCAAATTACCTTCGATTTCACCCACCGTTGCCAGAAGTTCTATAGTACTGCTTAGTATTTTGTTAGTCAAATACCCCAACATAGTTTTTATACATGGTGATGAAGTGGCAGCAAACAGCCTTGTTATCCTTCTTGTGTTTGAATTGTAATTGAGGCTTGCTGCAAAATCTTTGGTTTTAGCCTTCTGTATAAAACAAAGAAGCTTCAGGGAGGAGTGATTAATATCTGCATTGGAGAAAATTTCCTTTTTTGCATATTCACCGAACATTCCCTCAGTTTCTTCTATAATATCTTTTATGCTATCTTTATTTTTTATGAACAAGTTTGGTTGAAACCCAGGTGGATTGTTACATTCTCTGTCTGACCCTCCCATGAAATTTACAGCTGCGAAATATTCAATCAACAAATTATTGTCAACCTTTGATAATCTTACGTTATCAGCCATAGATCCGCAAAGAAGAGCTAAGATAGGATGAGCATACAAACCTCCAAAAGCAACAACTGGTTTGTAACTGCAAGGAACCAAATGATAGGCTCTGAAAACCATTTCACTGTAAACCCTCAAATTAAAATAACTCTCAGACAATGTAGCACCCATAGATATCAATTCTAAACACTTACTGTATCCTTGATACATATCAGAAGCAAACCCAGACAGAGTTGGCTTGAATGAAATGTTTGAAAAAAACTTAGGAACTAATGGTATCAATTTCCCATTTATGTACAATATGCTGAGCATCTCGAAGTAGTTCTCTGACACAATGCATTTTTTAATGGAAAGCATATGATTTGCCAATTTCAATTCTAACTCATAAATTGTCAATATTTCTTCAACTAAAGTTGGGCTGTAAATGCTCAAAGGTATATCTATTGAGCCACCAGAGTCATCCGAATGTGCAAACATGTACATAGATATGTCAATGTTATACTTCTTGAGTACAAATGATCTTATTCTTTCAATTGCACTTTTCTGATTAAAGGCATGTAACAAAGATGACATGTTCCCCATTATACCCATGACAAAACTGTAAGGCAAATCATAGCTTGCTGTCTTCATGTCAGGGATAATGTTGAAAAAATTCAAGTATTTTTGATTCCTCACATTTTTACTGAAAGTGTCCCAAGCTTTACTACTGACTATTATTTGTTTACCAAAGTATTTAACACCCACATACATGACAAGTTCTACAAAATCAGAAGGTAATATTGAAGACATACCTAAAACGAAAAACATGTATTTTAAATACATAGCTCTTGGGCCCCATCTCTTACAATCAAATGATAATAAAAGTTTTATTATAGGGACAGTTATAGTTTTTTCAAAAATAGTTTTATGTATTATTGATGGTCTGGAAGAAGATGGAATACTAATCATTTCATTGTCTGTTAGTTTATTTATATGCATGAGTAAAGCCTCCATAGGTTTTTGTATGGTTTTCAAATCAATAGTCATAACAAATACCTCTCTTTTCCCTTTCCATTGTATTTTGTCCACTATATGAAACACAAATTTGATGTCACCATTCTCATTTATTTTAGCTCTGTAAGATAAATTGAGCTTTTTTAGCATTTTCGATTTCACTTGAACAGAGTCATCACTGCTGTCAATCTCCATAAGTATTTTTGCTAAGCCTTTAGTTTTAATTTCCTTAAGAACCTCTTCAGCAATAACCTCTTGACTTTTCTTTCCAAAAAACCCAATTTTTTTCTTCTGTGAATAAGCTAACAAAAATCTTTTTTCCTCTTCATTCACATCTTCTGAGTTTTTTTTCTTTGAAAACCATTTCTCTACCTTACCTTTTATCTTGTATTTATCCATCAATTCTGCATATTTCCTTGCTTCCTCCACCAATACTTCTGTTTTACCAGAATCCTCTAGCACAACATCTGGGAAAGAATTTCTCAACCCACTATCATTTGCTATGTCTACCCATGAGTTTTCAATAAGATTTGACCAAGTTTCGTGTATGGTATGTACTTTTTCTGCTCCTAAAATGTAATCTGAAACATTTTTCCCCAGTTTGAAGCAATACCTTGGGTTGAAATAAAAATCATTTTTTAGGACTTTTTTTTCATCTTCACTACTTTTTAGGCAGCTCAACACACCTTTTATGTCTTTAGAAAAATTCATATGTTCAGTGTAGTCCAGGTGTGCTTCAATGGCTTTAGCTAAATTTGCAGCCTGTTCAACATGTTGTGTTGTAGGTGCTTTAGTCATGAGAAAAGTAGGGTATAACAAAAAGGTGAGTGAAGTCATAGATTTTATTATTTTTCCTGAAATGAAAGATATCACCCCTGTGTCAAAACTATCAGAGAGAGATTGTTTAACATTTGCAAAATAATCTTCATAATAAACAGAGATATTTGATAAAATGAAAGCCTGTAACTTATCTTGTGGTACTTGTGCAAATTCAGGCATCATTTTGTTCAAAGCACAATGTGTACCAAAAGGAGCAACAATAAGATATCTCAAGTTTGCCAAAAGTTCTTCGGTAGATCTTCTGTTATTAAGGAAAAGCAAAATAGGAAAATATATACTTTGAGGAAAAATTTCATTTTCCTTTATAGACCTTGACAAGTAGTTACAATAAAAGGAGCATGTTTTAAATATGGAAGTGTGCTGATCAGCCAACACGCTTTCATGGTAAGTTTGCCAACCAGTCAACATGTATGTGACATCTTTAAAAGTGAAAAATTCATTTGAATGGCTGAACTGATCTCTGTACAATAAGAAAAAAGGAGGTACAGGGTAACAGAGTTTGAACATTCTGCTTCTCTGAGTATTCCACAGTTTTTTTCCTCCTCGAATAAAAAGTAGAACATTTGAGTAAAATAAGTGTTCAACCACAAATTGATTCCCAGGAGTTGTCGTTTGAGAATTATAGAGAATGTTATATAAAACTTTGTCTATGAAGTCACAAACTCCTGCCAGCTTACTGCTTATGAACCTCTCAAAACACAATTTGTGTGTTGACATCATTTTCTCCTTCAAAGCACTCATTTCAGGGGTGTCTAAACCAAAATCACAAGGGTTAAAAGAACCAGAATAAGTGTATGTCTCTTGAAGATATTCACATGTTAGGTTCAGAAAATCAGATGTTCTGCCTGTGTGTTCAAGATTGGTGCCCCTGACTGCCCCTTGTAAATCTCTGTTCCTCCAACCAAACAAATTTTTTTCTTCATTCATTTGAGAAAAAGTTTTAGGTGTTCCTATTCTTTTAAATTTTGGGTCTGACTTTTTTATTTTGTTCAATTCTGCTGAAAACTCTTTGTTAAGTCTCGCAGTTTCCCTAGCTAAATCCTTTATAGAATCAGGACAATCAGATTTCATAATCTCTTTTATAGATTTTCCCGATTCAAAGTGATTCATAACAGCTCTATGCAGTTTGTTTTGCGCTGCTGATTGCTCCTCTTTCAACTTTTCCGGAAGAGAATGGACTTTATTCACTGGTTTTGATTTAAAACACATTTCCAAGATAGGATCTAACTTTGAAATATGTACAAATAGCTCTTCATTAAACACTTTGCTGTAAGTTAATTGATTTACATCAACTAAAGGAAGAGTAAATATGTTTTTTGTTTCTTCAAGTGTGATACTTTCAATACAAGATCTGAGAGCTAAGTTGTATAGTTTTGTGGATTCTTTTACCATGTCAGTATTTATTTTGTGTTTGGACAACAGGCTCTGAGAATCTTTGTAAACATCATGATAAGCCCAAAAATCTGCATCTGTGTAATCTTCATATGTGAAAGATTTAACAGGATCTTTTAAATATAGCTTTGGGAGTTCTGTTGATACGGAGAGACATTTACAGTTATGAATATCATAATCATGGTTGTTTATATGCAAGTAACTTTGTGTAACCGTCAGACATTTATCATAATTTATTACAGGATGGAGTTTATCATTCCTATATATTTTAGGGTACATGGTCACAAGAAGGTCGTTTTTTTCGCAATCAAACCATTTTTTCTTGTTAAACCCAGTTTCATTTTTAATAAATCTCAATGGGTTGAGACACAAAACATACTTATCTTCTTTTTTTAACCTGAAAATCATAGCAGGTAACCCATTCCTAACCTTTAAGAATTTTTGGTGGCATGTTATATTTACATTGCATGCTTTTCTGTGGTCCAATTTACCTCTCATTGCACCCATGTCTAAAATTGCATTATTTGATGTCTGTTTTATGAACTGGTCAAAATCTCCTCCTTTCATATTGAAAGTCAGAAAAAACATATGATCGAGCCTACGTAAATTGTTTATCTTTGATCTCCAAAATTCTAAAAGTTCTGTGGAATCTTTAGGTTGTTTCAAACCTTCATATTGCTTGAAAGCTTCATCAAAGGTGGTTGTCCATTCTGATGAATCTAATGAAACTAAAACCCATTTCACTTTATACCCCAGCAATTCTATCATTCTTATTTGTGCTTTATATACTGAATTGTTTTTTGTGATACCTTTTTGATAATAAGATTTTAGAACATCATTTGTTACAGAACATTCAAAAATGTATACTAAATTTTTTCCTTTGTCTACAATCACTTTATCAGGAGTTTTATCACTATCAATGCCAAAAATCTCTCTCAGACTTATTTCAATGCTGAACTCAAAACTGTTCTTTTCAGGCAAAAGACCTTGAATGAAAATGTACATAACTAAATCATGCCTAAATTTGTAGTACTGTGACAGAGCAAAAAGGTAATTTCCATCTAAATGTCCAGACATGTAGTTTTCAGAATTAGACTCTAAAATTTCAGTCATCAAACAAAAATTTGATATCAAGCATGGAAAATGTGCTTTGTTTATCACTTTTCCTACAAAAGAAGTATATAACCCTGAAACTCTGTCCCAATGTATTACACCATCTAATATACAAGTTGAACAAATGTGATCTACTATAACATCAGGAATCACATCTACATCTGACAAAACATCTTCATCAACTTCTTCTAATTCTGTGACCACATCTTCAATTTCACTTTTTTCACTAACACTTTCAATGTCAGAGTCGTTGTCAGACTCGAAATTAGCTTGTTTGAATTCTTTTACTGAATGTTCTGACTTGACATCCTCTTCATCACTTGAGCTATTTGTCTCTGAAGCATCTTGTTTTTCTTCTATATTTGACGTTAACGCTAGAGAAATGGGTGAAATAAGAGTTAATGCTGTTGAAGTGCAAAGTTCTTCCACAAATTCTGATATCATAAGATCTGACAGGTCTGTAGCATATACATCTTGCAAAGTATAATAATCAAATAATTTATTCCAATCAACAATCCCCCCTGTATTTGCAATTCTATTAATCACCTGTAACTTGTATTTTAGGAATTCTTCGTCTTTTATATCTTTATAAGTTTTCAAAACATCATCAAAAATTAAGTAATCCGGCACTTTGACATTCAAAGTAGCATCAAGAGGAATAGGGGTGTAAAGATTATTGAGATCAGCAGCATAGAGAGGGTGAATTGTGCTTAACATACAGTACATCTTATAGTACTTTGCATAATCTTGACTTGCAGATGTTATATTAGGTATCAACAATTGGAAATGTGACTGAGAGATATTTTTTATAATAATTAAACTGGCATTCACAGGATGTATAAAAAGGGAAACATCTATCAAGTTGTTGTAAAAATCAAATTCATATACTATTGCAGAAGTTCCATAGATAGAACACAATTGTATAAGATCAAATTGATCTAGGTAATCATAAGAGGACAGCACTCTATCATATTTCTTCCCTAGCAGATCATACAATTTATAAAAGTTAAACCCTTTTTTAAAAAAACCCTCAAAACAAAATGCAAGACAAGCACCTTTGGCACCGCAATCAAACAGTTCACCACTACTATAAGCATCAGCAAATATGTTTGTTGTCATGCTATCTGCTGGTATGATTTCAGAACAATCAGACGGTAAGGTGGGTGCAACGTTGCCTCCAGGGTCAACGTATATTTTTCCAGGTCGTTGTGAAAAGCACAACTGTATTTTATCAGTGTTTACTCCATGATAAGTTGTAAAATTGTAAATTTTAT